CCGGCGTTCTGAAGAGTGTTGCCGTTGATTTGTTTGAGTCACTCAACACACCGATCTCACTTAGTTGTGAGATTTTGCTCCGCTACAATGAGGTAGAACAGCTTGTTCGCAAGACTGTTGATCCAAGGGATTATACCCTATCTAAAAGGTTCCGAGATGACTACCAAGCCGTCTCATTCCTCAAGAAAACTCCTCTAGAAATAGAGGGGGTGGATCCTCTGCGTGCGGCGAAGGAGAAATTCTTCGCTGCGGAGGTAATGTGTGGCGAGACTAACGCCAGGTTCAGGGCTCTCTGTGCTGGGACTAAACGTCCCAGCCCCCAGGTCGAGGTCGCCATCACGGCGGCTGCTTTGGAGGTCCAGAGAGTCTTGGGTAGTAGCGTGAACTCTCGTGAGTGGCTCGACGCTTGTCGATTTGGCCCCGGTGCTTTTAATCACTCCGAGGCAAGGGGGTTAACCTCCCTTTATGATAAGCTGCAAGTCGCTCCGTCCGTGTCTCACGACATGGCGGAGATCGGGGCTCTGCTTGTGCAAAGCCAGCCTCATTGGGCTAGATCAGTGACCAACTGCGAGACGGAAGGCTCTTGGCCCTTTGTTACGCGGAAGGAGATGAGTCTAGTCCCAGGCAACCGTATAGCTTTCGTGCCCAAAACCGCTGTCACACACCGAACTATAGCTATCGAACCGCTGATGAATGTCTACGCCCAACTGGGAATAGGCAGACTGATGCGGAGACGGCTGTGGTCTAAGTGTGGATTGGATTTAGATGACCAGGTCCCTAATCAGGACATGGCTTGTCGAGGTTCGATCGACGGCTCTCTTGCTACTATTGACCTGTCCTCAGCGAGCGATACTGTTGCTCGTGAATTGGTCCGGTTTCTCTTACCACATGAGTGGTTCGAGAGGCTTGATCTGACCCGATCTAAAGTCGGGTTCTTGGACGGAGAATGGTTAAGGTATGAGAAGTTCTCCTCTATGGGGAACGGTTACACGTTCGAACTGGAGACTCTGATATTTTGGAGTCTCGCAGTCTCATGTGTTCGTTTGCTTGAGCTCGATCCTTTCGAGGTGAGAGTTTATGGCGACGATATCATTGTTCCGTCTTTGGCCTACGACTTCCTCATTGAGGTCCTCACGTTCTGCGGCTTTACTGCTAATAGCAGCAAGTCGTTCCGAGAGGGCCCCTTTCGAGAGAGCTGTGGCAAAGACTTCTACAATGGGCATGAAGTCCGTCCATTTTTCCAAAAAGAGAGTCTTGATGGGATTGAAACCCTTTTCCGCCTCGCGAATGGTCTCCGTCGCACGGCAGCTCGAAGGAATGCGGCTTATGGCTGCGATCCTGTCTTGCGTCGTGCGTGGTGGTCAGTCGTTAAGGCGGTTCCTCGTCCAATCGTTACGCACCTGAGGGTCCCGGCTCACGCCGGTGATTCCGATGGTTTGTGTAGCAACTGGGACGAGAGCCAGACTTCCTCCTTCGTATCAGTAATGATCACGGTTGGGAGGGAATATCTGGTCTAAGACTCCAGGCGACGCCGGTTAATCGGCGACAACCGAGCAACATGCTCGGTGTAATAGCAGCAATGCTATTTCGTCTTAAGGACGGGCGTACTCATCAGTATCCAGAAGTAAAACATCTGAATGCTGAAAGTTCCGTACCGAGCTCTCCAAGGCAAGGTCGGGATTTTGAGTACAAGTTAAGGTCCAAGGCTTTCTATGGGCCCTGGTCAGACTTTGGTCCGTGGCGGTAGTCCCTAGCAAGGGGCTGCTCGTGTAACGGGCCATTCGGTGGAGAAGTACCACCTAAGTGGG